AAACCAACGAGGGGCGCCTTCAACGATCAGAGCGATGATGACCTGATCAACTCCATCCTGACCGGAGAGGTGCTCTACCCTGCCCTGAGGGCGCTTAGCTATCGCTTGTCGAACAGGCGCGACCAGAACGGCCAGCGCCTTTCGAGCAAGGTGGTCGTCGACACGCTTGAGACAATCATGCGTGACAGCGCGGCAGCCAAGCCCGGACACCAGCGACACGAGGACTGGCTCGATCGGTACGCCAAGATCGAGCACCTCGTCTCCAGTGCGTCGGGGAAGAGCGATGTCTCGCTCGACAGCGACGCCATCATGGCCATGAAGACCGACACGCCGCTGGTAGACACGACCATCCGCCCTATCGGGCCCCAACGCGAGACGACGCCTCGGGACATCGAGCGGCGTGTTGGGGAACAGACCGACGTGGACGACGAGTTTATCGTGACCGACGTGGCCGGTTTGCGAAACCAGAGGATCACACCCATCGAGTGGATCATCCCCGGCATGATCCCTGCGGGGTCGACGGTCTCGCTCGGCGGGACGTCGAATGTCGGCAAGACGAGATGGATCGCAAGCCTCGCCGTTTCGCTGGCGGTTGGTGACACGGCGAGGATGGGCCTCCCACAATGCACGTCGAGGGGGACGACGTTGTGGATTGCCAACGAGGAGCGGGTCGACGACATCAGGAGGCGCCTCAAGGCGGTCGCCCTCCAGAACGGCGACACGGAGAGCGGACATATCGTCGTACGAGGAAAGGATGCTGGGATGCTCCGGCTTGTCGCCGTCAACGAGGTTGGGAGTCCGGAGATTGACGAGGGCAACGTCGCGAAGATTGTCGCCACAGCGAGGAGGACGTCGGCGACGCTCATCGTCCTCGACCCCTACGTCACGCTCTCCGATGCGATGGATGAGAACAGCGCTACGAGCGCAGCCGTCCTGACGAAGGCGTTTCTGCTTCTCTCCAACCTAACCGGCGCTGCGGTCCTCCACGCCCACCACACGCCCAAGGACCGCTCGAAGGACAACGACTGGTACAGGGGCGACAGCGGTGCGTGGCGAGGCTCTGGAGCGATCTACAGCGCACTCGACTGTGGGTTCACCCTCTCCCACTGGATGCCCCGCAACACCGATCAAAGGAAGGCGTGGAAGGCGAGCTATCTGGAGAAGAAACTGTCGAGGTGGGTCGTACTCGACACCGGCAAGATACGCGAGGGTGAGGCGCTCCTGCCCGTGATCTACGAGCTTGTCGGACAGGAGCTCGACGACGGTGAGGGGATGCCGATCGGCGTGTGTCGCCTCTCAAGCGAGGTCGAGGCCGGCAACTGTCTCCTCGACGAAGCCGTCGACACGCTTGCGGTCGTAGAGCTCGCCGAGGGCCTCGCCAAGGTGCTTGGTGAGGGTGCCCACAGGAACATGACGTCGGTCCACGCTGCGATGAAGGGTCACCCGATGTGGTTCGATGTGGCCCAACTGGAGAGCAAGCACATGGACCGTTTAAACGCCATGCTCGGGGAGCCGGTGGTGGTCAGCAGTGGTCGCGTCTGGATCGAGTGTGACACGTCGAAGACACGCTCCGGGAAGTGGTCAATCATCGTTGAGAAGGGGGCCTGACATGGCACCAAAACAGCGCCGGAAGCAAACCGGTTTCGAGTCGAAACCAGCGGCAAAACCTAAGCAAAAACAACGCTATAAGCCTTCCGGCAGTACACTACTGCCTGAAGGCGCCGGAAGGGGTATTTTTCCCTTGTATATCAACGCTATAGGCAAACCGGCGGTTTTTCACCCCCCTACGGGGGGTGGTACCCGCTCGCTGGAACCACCCCCGGAGGGGGGCGCCGGGGACGGTAGATATTTTTGGGGAGTGGTCGGCGTCGATCCGGGGGTGACCGGTGGGGTGGCCATCCTTCCGCTCTGGGGTGACTGGTCGATGGCGGGGAGAATGGCGACCGTCGACTACGGCGCCAAGACGCGGTTCGGTGCTCTGGACACGCGGCTCATCCCGACTGGAGCTGTCGCGTTCGTCGAGCTGGTTCACTCGATGCCGAGGCAGGGCGTCGCGTCTGCCTTCTCGTTTGGCCTGTCGACGGGCGCCGCCCTTGGTGCGCTCTTCGAGCGGTGTCACAGCGTCTACGCTGTGACACCCCAGCGATGGAAGGGCGACCTAAGGCTCTCTGCTGACAAGGCTGAGAGCACCGCCATGGCGGTGAGCTACTTTCCGAAACACGCTGCCATGCTGGGCTTGAAGGTCAACAACGGTGTAGCCGAGGCGCTGCTTATCGCTTACTGGGGGCGCTTGCTGCTTGAAAAACTCCACGGGTAGGATTAGGTTCTCACCATGCCGAACGCCAACGCGACCAAGCCGAAAGCCTCGAAGCCACGGAAGCCCCGCAAGGAGCAATCAAGGTTTGTCAGGTTTACCGAAGAAAGGCGGGCGGTTTTTCTTCACCACCTCAAGCAGGGCTACACGATCACTGGTGCAGCTCGTGCCGCAGGGACGCTCCAGATGACCGCCTACAAGGCGCGGGCAGCCGACCCTGAGTTCAAGGCCCAGTGGGATGAGGCGCTCGAAGAGGGGCTCGACAGGCTCGAAGACGAGGTGGTCAGGCGAGCTGTCGACGGTGTCGATGAGCCGGTGTTCCATCGCGGCGAGGTCGTCGGTCACGTCAGGAAGTACAGCGACACACTGCTGATATTCAAGCTCAAGGGGCACCGCCCCGAGCGGTATCGTGACAACTACGAGCACACCATCAAGGGCGCCGACGGTGGGCCGCTCGCCCTGACCGTCACCTTCGTAGACAAAAGCGACAAGTGAGCGGCGACGTCCAGATACCCGTCGCGTTTAAACGGCTGTTCGAGCCCCACCGGTACAAGGCGTTCTACGGCGGTCGAGGCAGCGCTAAGTCCCACTCCATCGCGAAGGCCCTCCTCCTGCAAGGCGCTACGAAGCCCCTCAGGGTCCTGTGCGGTCGCGAGACGCAGAACTCGATCAAGGATAGCGTCAAGGCTCTCCTCGATGATCAGATCGCGCTCCTCGGTCTGGAGCACCTCTACATCAGCATGAATGCCGAGATACGCGGCGCCAACGGGACGCTGTTCATCTTCAGCGGTCTGGGCCAACTTACGGTCGACCAGATCAAATCGTTTGAGGGTGTCGACATCTGCTGGATCGAGGAAGCCCAGACGATCAGCAGTAGATCGCTTGAGGTGCTGATCCCGACGATACGAAAGGATGGATCGGAGATATGGCTCTCGTGGAACCCGAGGTCGGCGTCTGACCCGGTCGACATGCGGTTCAGGGGGGAGAGCCCACCGGAGGACGCTGTCATCCAGCGCGTCTCCTACCGTGACAACCCGTTCTTCCCTCTGGTGCTGGAGAAAGAGCGCCTCTACGACAAGGCGAACATCCCTGACCGGTACATGCACATCTGGGAGGGCGACTACGAGCCGCAGGCGGTCGGAGCTATCTGGAGCCGTGAGGGGATCATGAAGGGCCGCATCCACGAGGCGCCTGAGTTGGGTCGCATCGTTGTCGCGGTCGATCACGCGACCAGCGACAAGCCGGGCGTCAGCAACGAGCACGGCATCGTCGTCGCTGGTCGTGGTTCGGACGGGAAGGGTTACGTCCTCGATGATCTGTCGTTGTCGGGCTCGCCGGCAGAGTGGGCCCGGCAGGCGTGGTCCGCCTATGACCTGTGGGACGCCGACGCGATCGTCGTCGAGCGTAATCAGGGCGGTGACCTTGTCGCCAACACGTTGAGGACCGTCAGGCCGAGTGGTCGCATCATCGAGGTCACGGCGACACGCGGGAAGCACGTCAGGGCCGAGCCGATAGCGTCTCTCTACCAGCTCGGAAGGGTCCACCACGTCGGCACTTTCCCGGAGCTTGAGGGGCAGATGTGCCTGATGACGAGCCACGGATACGAGGGGCCCGGATCACCGGATAGGCTTGACGCCATGGTCTGGGCGATGACAGAGTTGTTCCCCACCATGATACACAGGCGCAAGAAACGCTTGCGAGACGACCTTCCGCAGATCAGTTGGATGAGCTAGGTATGGCCGAGACTAAGGAACAGAAGCTCTTAGAGACTGCGCTGGAGGCGTTCGACGCAGCCGAACAGGCAGAGTATTTGAACCGCGAGCGGGCCCACGACGATCTGGAGTTCGCTCGACGCGGTATCCAGTGGGACCCGATTGCTGCTCAGGAACGCTCCCTTGAGGGGCGGCCGATGTTGACCATCAACCGAATGCCGTCGTTCATTCGTCAGGTGGTGAATGATGCCCGTTTAAACACGCCGTCAATTCGGGTGCACCCCGTCGACGACAAGGCCGACGTCGAGACCGCAGAGGTGATCAACGGGCTCATCCGCCATATTGAGGCGGCGAGTAACGCCGATGTTGCGTACGACACTGCCGTGGAGAACGCGGTCTCATGTGGTTTCGGGTACATCCGCGTGAGCGTGGACTACGCATGCGACGACACATTCGATCAGGACATCATGGTCGAACGTGTCGTCAACCCCTTCTCGGTCTATGGAGACCCCGAGGCAGATGGAGCTGATGGCTCCGATTGGAATACTGCTTTCGTCGTCGACTCGATGACAGAGGCTGAGTTCGAGGAGGCGTACCCGGACGCCGAGAAGGTTGACTGGGAGGGCAAAGCCAAGTCGACAGAGCGCCGTATGTCCGACTGGTTTACTGGTGAGAAGCGTGTCCGCGTCGCCGAGTACTGGCGGCGCGATAAGGTGTCGAAGACCATCCTCATGATGAGCGACGGCACCGTCGTCGATGCGTCGGTCCTTGAAAAGAACAAGGAGCTGTTCGGCTCGCTCGGGATCACCGTCGCAGAGCAGCGCGACATCGTCTCGCACGAGGTGACCCAGTACATGATCAGCGGTGCCGAGGTCCTCGACGAGGTCAGGTGGGCTGGTCGGTGGATACCAATCATCCCGGTATATGGCGACGAGGTCGTCGTCGACGGTGAGAGGCATCTCTACTCGCTGATCCACTTCGCGAAGGACGCGCAGCGGATGTACAACTACTGGAGGACGGCAGCGACCGAGCTCGTCGCCCTCGCTCCGCGAGCACCGTGGATTGGTCCGTCGGGCGCCTTCGATGAGGACGCAAACTGGCTGACCGCGAACAACAAGAGCCACCCCTATCTGGAGTACGCGGGGGCGATACCCCCGGTGAGGACGCCGTTCGACGGTGTTCCGGCGGGCATGCTTCAGGAGGCGTTGAACTCCTCGGACGACATGAAGTCCGTCATCGGTATCTACGACGCATCACTAGGTGCTCGCTCGAACGAGACGAGCGGTCGAGCGATCAGCGCCCGTCAGCGTGAGGGCGATGTGTCGACGTTCCACTTCATCGACAACATGACCCGCTCCATACGCCACGCGGGGAACATCATCGTTGACCTTATCCCGAAGGTCTACAGCCGCGCTCGCAT